AATACCCCGCTCTTGTTTCCATAGTGGGCGAGAACCCAAAGTGCCCAAATCGGGCGGAACTGTGATACCATCTGTGTGCCTATCTGCCCTTGCACGCGATAGATATCACCCATTGACCGTATCCTGCCGCCCTCGGCCATCTGAATCGCCACCGTTGCGCAGCGCAAGCACCATTCGGGACGCCGGCGCTCCTCAGGAACAGTCCGGGGTTTCTTAACAACGGGAATATGGGGGAATCGAGGAAAGAACGCGGTTACGGGTCCTGGGTTGGGGCCCCAGGGCAGGATACACTCCGTGCTCGGCGCCCACGCACTCTCGCCAAAGAGGTTGATCCCAATCTGGGATTGCCAAGACACCCTCGCGGCCTTGAGCTGCTCGATATAGGCGATCAACCGCATTGGGTCTTCTGGGTGATAACTCATCCGACGCTCATAAAACAGATAGAGCCCAGCCGTAAGAATTTGATGCTGTTTCGCATCCAAGCTTAGCCCCCACATCATTTGGAGAGCTTGGTCAACAGACCCCGCATGCTCGGCGATTTCGTGCATGTGTTGCCGTAATGGGGCAATCGTCTCCTTCACCTGGTATTTGGATGGCGGCTTATTCTCTGGCGACATCGCAAGCTCCTTTTGTGTGCCAACGCCACACTTCCATGAAGTCTATGCCAAACACTTCCCGAATAATGAAGGCACCTACCTTGCCGGTGCCCGCGCTGTCGCCGACGATAAGCGGAACATGCGCTTCTATCCAGATATCGGCTTCGCCACCATCAAAATAAACCACCGGGCTCATTCGGTTCCTCCTCGTTGCCAACGGTATACATACCACGCTTCTTGTGAACGATAAGCCCCTGGGCGACAAGCCGCTGCAAGACCTGTTGCGCTCGCTGGCGGCTTACCTTGCAATGCCTAACTACCTCGGCGAGGCAGATGTCCCGTGCAGGAAAACGCTTTGGGTTCTGTCTGTGTCGGGTAATAAGCCCCATTAGATATTCAAGGGGCGTCGGGCTAGCCATAGCTCTCCTCCTCGGTTTCAGAATAACACACATAGCGGCGGTCGAACAAGAATGCAAGTGTGCCGGTTGCCCCATCCCGATGCTTCACAACCCGAAGCTCTACTGGGAGATACCGTTCCGTGACGGGCGTCTCGCGACTTGGAACAAGGATGTATATGCGGTCGGGGTCGTTGTCAAGCGAAGCCCCATAGAGCTCGCTTGCCGAGAATAAGCCGCGCTTCCCCTCCTTAGTAAGCTGGGAAGCTGTTACAACCACCATGCCGCATTCAGTGGCGAGTGTCTTGAGTGCTTTCGAGACAGCCATCAGTTCCTCATTGTTCTGGCCAAGCAACTGGATATAATCCACAAAGATAACCTCGACGCCTTTCCCCGCGACCCTGCGGATTTCTGATTTAAGACTAGGAATCGTGGCACTGGGCGTCAGCAGTTCTATCTGGTTCCACAGGGCATCCGACCGCGAAAGTCGACCGATGTCAAACTCGCCATGCAATAGTTTCCACAGCGGAATCTCATTGCACTGGGCAAAGAGGCGTGCCGCGAGACGCGAGGGGGACATTTCGAACGATAGAAATGCAACCCGCTTGTCTTGCTTCGCTAGGTTGAGCGTCAGGGTTAGAAGCCAAGCTGTTTTGCCGGCGCCGGGGTTCCCGCTAAGCAAGATGTATTCGCTCGGCTCGAACCCGCCAAAGGTGGCGTCGTGCCGTCCCCAGCCAGTCAGAATAGCCCGCTTGCGCCCATGCGGTTGCCCGTCCTCGCCAATAACAAGAGACTCGCTTATCCACTTATTGATAGCTTCTACGGGTGTTTCCTGCACGGTTCGCTGGAGCCGAGCAGAGACCCGCTGGACGCCGTCCTCCATCTCGCCAAGAACGGTGAGCACGTTCGCGCCGTCCGCAAAGGCTTCTCTTGTGGTGCGCCGGCAATGGTCGATTAGCTGCCGAAGCCCCGCCTTCTGCTTTAGAACACGACAGTGCGACTCGAAAGCAGAGGCGTCTGGCGTGACGCAGACCAGTGCCGTAAGGTAGCTTTCACCATTCACTTGGTCGAGCAGACCCCGGCTTCTCAGGTCATCGGCGAGCGAGAGAATGTCGGGCGTTATCTCCTTGAAGTCAAGCTGCAACAGGGCGTCGTAGATGATTTGATGCGACGGATAATAGAAGTCGTCAAGCAGGAGCAAGTCCTTCGCCAGTGGGATTGTGCTCAAGGGGCTTACAATCATCGATCCAAGCACCGCCTGTTCTGTCTCTTGAGAGTGCGGCATCACAAGAGCATCAAGCTTGTCGCGTCGCCTATCCATCAAATAGTTGCGGCCCCTCCGCTCCAAGCGCTGCGTAAAGTGCAATGCCCGCCGCGTCGATTTCGTGTGGGGTTGCCAACGCCCCATCGGGGATAACAACGCCCCGATGCTCAATCGAAAGCCTTATCAGCTCCTTCCGTTCTGAGGTTGGCAGTCGGTCCCTACCAAGAACGACTACCTGCCAACGGCGGGGCGTTACCAAAACCACCAACCCCGCCCACCTGCTTGCGAACATCCCAACCTGGATGTTTATCGCTTCCGCCGCAGGAACACTCTCGGCACCCCAGACCAGATAACGCTCAATGGCTGCACGGGCTAGCTGACAATGCATATCTTCTATCCACTTCACCGCCTGGCGATGGAGCTCGAGCGCCCGTAGGATCGCGGCGTCCTCATGAGGGGTCTTGTCGGGAGCGGTCTTGAATGTCTTCATCAGTAGCTTGGAAGCCGTTAGCGCCGCAACCGCCATCCCCGCATAGCCGGGGTCAACACCTACATACATCGTGTCGTTATCGGTTATCATCGCGCTTCTTGCCCTTTACAAGAGCACCGACCTGCCGGCTGTAGGTAACTCCTTTGGTTAGTGTAAAATCCACCACCATCAACCGGTAGGCTTCGCCTTCAAAGACCCCCTGCACGCCAACCAGTTTCTCGAAACGCTGCTGCCATTCATCTATGGAGAGAATCGGATAACCCTCCCGCTGGCAGTGGGGTGCCCGTTGGGCATATTGCTGAAACTCCTTGCCCGTCCCGCGCCAGACCTCATCCACCATAAGTTCTGCCACATAAACGCGCTTTGTCCACGGCCTGCCGGCTGCATAGGCTCTAATCGTGCTTCCCTTGTGCAAGCAGAGCCAATAATCGCTACGCATTAACCGTGTCGTGCGCGTCTTGCCCCCAACCAGTATCAGCTTACAATTAAGGCGTGTGAATCCCATATCAGGCATCGTCCTTACCTCCGGCAGTAGTGTCGTCGCTGGATGAGTAGATCATTGTTCCCTCCTGCCCCCTCGGTCTTCTTACGCAAGCGAGCTATCTCTGCCTTGAGAACTTGAATCGCTCGCTCGTGTTCATGAATCACAGCAAGCTTGCGCTTGATCGCCTCCATCGCTTTCTCCACTTCAAGGCGTTTCATATTCTTAGGAGAATATCCCATCGTGCTATTGTTCCCTCGATGTCCATAGGACAAGCAGTCTGTGATATCGGTTCTCCACGCTGCGGGCGTAACGACTCAGCCGATGGTCTCCGTGATACCGAGCGACGGCTAGCCACATATTGTCTTTGGGATGATAGCGGTTGAGAATGGCAGCCCCAACATCGACATTGTTGTGCGGGTTGAAGAAATCAGCGCACCCAAGCCCAGGAGCGTAAATCCTGCCCCAGGTGCGATAATGCCACTGCATCAGCCCGATCGCGCGGCCATTGTCTCCAACGCAATCAACCCTAAAATCCGATTCCTGTTCCACCATCGCCGCGAGCAGTAAAGCCGCCTGTTCGAGTGGTAGTGAAAGTTCATCAGTGGCGGAAACAATCGCATCGGCAATAACAAGCGAGTTCTTCTTGTCGATGTACCCGTCAAGAAATAGGGTGAGCTCCTTGACGGGAGAAAACTCAGCCGTCGCGGGTACCGGGCGCACCAAGATGTTCAGCATCACGGCTCCGCCGATAACCTCAAGGCCGACAACAACAACGAGACCCCAGACCCAACACCATAGCCGCCGCGCCTCGGCTTTCCAAGAACGCGGAGCCACCCAGTAGTTAAGGCGCTCGTAGCCCTGACCGGTTGTCGCTTCCTTGTATATCAATAGCGTTTTCACCTCCTAAAGTGTTAGTATCGTAACTCGCGATGCCTTTGTTCCGCTGGTCAATACAGAACGCCGGGGTGCTGACCGATAGGAGGAACGGCCAGAGAACCAGCACCCCGGCTCTATCACTTTAACCATCAGCCGCCACTTCCGACGGCTTGACGGGAGTAATAGCAATCCTCGTTCGCTCAGCCTGTTGCTTGTATTGCTCCTTGATATCATCAGGCACGGAATAGACGCTAGATGAATACCGGCTGACCTTGATGGTGCCGCCCTCGTAAAGATAGGTCCCGACATTCTTGGCACGATGAGCATTCTTAAGAAGCTCATCAACGACCTCAAACCGCTCGGCTCCTTCCTTTAGAGACGCCCGCTCCACGAGAAGCTTCTCGATTTCCTCGTCGTTAGCCAAGAATACATCGGCGGCAAAGGTTACGGGTGGCTTGCATATCCCCTTGTAGCCGCATCTGTCGCACCAGATCCCCGGCGTCTTGTCAGCTATGGCGTTCTGCGCGATGTGCTCGTTGACCACCTCAAGCCGGTCAAGGATCTTCTCTACATAATCATAGTCAAGATAGACAGGGAAGAACTTGAGAATCGCGGTGTTCCGAATGCTGATAATATACACCCCCTGTTCTAACTTCGTTCGGGAACGCTCCAGCTCGTAGAGAAACAAGTAGAGCTGAAACTGGCCGTGCCATAACCGCCAATACCACTGGTCGGGCGGCGGGTCGGCAAGAGCTTCGACACAGAACTTCTCGAAGTTCCACCTGCTTAAGCCCTTGACCTCGGCAGGAACGGGTTTCGATTTCTCATCGAGCGCCACCGTGCAGTCAATCCTTCCACCAATCTGCCAGGTGTTCGGCGGAAACGGAACTTCTTCCTGTGCAATGCGCACGCCGGCTTCCCGAAGAAGCTTCAAGACAATATCGCCATTGAGACGCCCCTCCCAGAAGATTCGAGCAAGCCCCGGGTCAATAGCCTCCCCCTTGTCCCAGTGCAGCCGCTGGAAACACAGATACGCAAGGCATGGGTGGGCGGCCTCCGAGGCGCGGTTGGAACGAACGGGCATTATGCTGCCACTCTCCTTAGCCCAATGTTGCTCCAGCATATTACCGAGCCCCTCAGCCACCTTGATTGCATAAGACGGCTCGCTCATCAGAAGTCCTCCTTATCGTTATCAAGCTTAGGAAGCAAGAGATCACCTTGCTGAGTCGCCCGGCCCGCCTCTAGACTTGATTTCTTATCAGCAAGTTGCTTCGCCGTATAAGCCACCCACTGTTTGCTTGCCTTACCACTTCGAAGCCGCTGGATTGTTAGGTTCTGACCGCTGTAAGCGGACGCCTCGAAGATTTCCGTTTCAACGGACTTGCCGCTGATTTGGGAAATCTCTGTTGCAAGCAGCATAAGCTTGTCAACAGCCTCGACGCTTGCGGCCTCGGTCTGAATACGCCGCTTCGCGGGGGGCTGGGTGGGCTCGCCCCGGGGTTGGGCTCCCTCCTCCTTAAAGTCAACGCGAGGAACCTCGCCTGTTTTCAGACCTTGTGCCTTTAAATCCTCCAGCTTAACATTTCGCAGCCCCAAGAGTCTTGAGACGGCAGACGCTACATAGTTGCTGTAAGCCGCCTTCTCCACCGTCAGCTCATCGGGCTCCTTGAATTCAAGCTGCCGCGTCTTCTTGTCCCACCGAAAGAAGAACTTGTCCGTTGAACTTCGCCCGGCGACGATCCACATCTTGCGGCGGAAGTAGTGCGAGAAAACCATGCCCGACAGCGTAAACCTTATGTGGCTCTCGCCCTCCTTCTGGAACCTCTCCTTCTCGACCTTCGGTTCTGAAATCTCTATCTGGAACGGATTGCCGAACTTCTCGGCACCGCTCGCCTGTAGATAGAGATTGTCACCGAACAGAACCCAGTCGTCGGGTTGTGTGAAGCGGATGCACCGCCCGATAACCGCTTGATAGAGCTCGAGCTGCTTCATCACCAGCTCCAGATCTACAGGCGGCTCGCCTTGCTGGGCTACAATTTCTTCCCTGACAACCTCTCCTGTCAGCGGAGCCAAAGTGTCGGCATCACCATCGGCTGTTCGGTCAGCGTTGTTCTTTCTCTCCTTATCCATAATATAGTCCTCCTTCTTAATCGTTCCCTCGATATACCCCACCCTCCGGCAGGTACCCGCCGATGTTCCAGAATAGTATCGGCTCAGGAAAGCGGGTTCCGCGTTCTATTTCCATCTGGAGCCAATGCCAGGACTTCATATCATAATGAGGGTGTGCCGGAAAGGGCACCGGGATGTCAAGCGGGTCATAATAGCCAAGCTTTGGATAAGCTTGGATGCTTACATACGGAGCAATACGCCCGATATTCTGTGCTATGCGTCTAGCAACGGCACTCGGCGGCCTGCCAATAGTAATCAAGCAGACCTTCTTAAAGTCGTCCATGTGGGCTGCTAGCACACCAGATGAGATGATGCCCGACCCAGCCACCATCACCAGCGTGCCGCCCAGCACATACTCTGGTAGCTCGCGCCCGGCTTGCCTCGCCGCGCTGAAACCCTCTGGACATGCGAGTCCCGCAGGGACAATCTGAAAGCCGCGAGCACAACCAGCCCGCGAGAGGAATGCCTGTGATATTGTTAGTCGGGTGGCTGGACATTGGACAATCTCGGCGCCGAGTGCTTGGGCGTATGCTGCCGGCTCCGGGATGCGCCCTTCCTTAATCATCTTCGCAGTAAACGGATAGCCAATCATAGCCTTGATCCCCGTGGCTCGGCAAAGCGCAGCAACCCCAATCCCAAGGGTGCTGACGCGGGTGTCCCAGCATGCCATGCCCTGAATGCCTGCGTTGCCCTCTATAAGCGCACACAACCCACGACATTTCGCCTGGGGCGGTGCTGGGGGGCGTCCGAACTTATCATCACGCTTCACCCAAACGCAGTGACCGCCGATATCGTGTTCCTCTACTGGCGTCTTTGCGGCAAACAGGTCTTCTATCTTAAGAGCCATTTGCAAGCCCCTCAATGAGTCGGCGTAGGTGGGATTCCGCCGTGAGACGGTAAGCTGTTCTCTCGCGTTCTATCACTTCCCTCCGGGGGTGTCCGAAGGCGCGGAACGGTGAACAGAACAAGTCTTTCGGGACGCCATCGGCGATGGGGCCGTCGCGAGCAACAACACAAAGACGACAGTTCCCATCGATGTCCAGCCACATTAGCACGACCGCATCCGAGAACTGCAAACCTCCTGGGTTTGTCACCTTCGTGCTCGCCGCCCGGCAGGGGGAGGCAAAGAGAACCTCGTCGACTCCCGCCAGAACGAGAAGCCGCTCGAGCACCCCCAGTTCCTTACGCCATTCTGCTTTCGATCGGGCTTCCCCCACGAAGAAATGAAGCACCCGGCGGTCGAACTCCAGGATGACAACCCCGCCAACGGGAACGAAGTCAAGAAGTTTCGACCCCGGTGTGCCGTAAAGCGTTTCCCAAGGTTCCTGAAGAGAAGATAGCCTCATTATGCATCGTCCTCCTGGGATTGCCAGAGCCAGAGCGGGCGGCGTGGCTCTCCAAGGTAGCAGCAGATATCCACAGCATAGACCTCACGCCATTCTGAAGTGTCTTGTGGTCGCTTCGTCATCGTTTCCTCCTATCGTTTGTTTTCAACGAGGCGAGCCTCATCAATGCAGGGTATAATGCTTCCCACGGCGCGTGTCAAGTCCTTTGGCGCTTTTATCTTCTTTTTCTTTCTTGCCTCGGTTTGCCTCAGTCTCTATGCATATATACGGGAACCCATTCTGGGGGCCCGTAAGTAGCAGCGGGGACGGAGCGCGAATCCCCGCCTTAAACCATCCACGAGTCGCAAAGGGGTCGTCTGCATTAATATCTGCCGCGACTTGCGCTCCATAGCCGCGAGACAGTCGAAAAATAACGGGGAGGGCGGACTGTGTAGCAGGTTGTATCCACGCTACGATCAAGGAGGAATCGCCCGCCTCATCCCCGTCCTTCAAGGAGAAGGTTAGGTAAATCAGCACAATGTAAATCAATATGCTAAGCAATATAACGATTATGCATATAAGGCACGCGATGATTCGCCACGCTTGTATTTGCTCTTGACACTGAGGACGATATACCAGCCATCTCACGGGTGGCTTCATATCTCACCTCGCTCATACGCGGCGAGCAGTTCCGTTCGCACATCATTGCGGGCGTCATCAGGCACCATCTCATCCTCAAGCGCGGCTTCGATTGCGTCCGCCTTGTTCAAACGGATATGGTCACTGCAGCGCTTGACCCATTCGTAGAGTTGGCGCTCTGTGAATTCAGGGTCGGGCAAGTCGCAATCCTTGCCCGTCACGCCAGGCGGGTACCCGCCAGCCCAGTTATTCAACATCACGCAACCTCCTGTCTAATAGGAACGCGTAACTATCAATTAGAACCCTTATTTCACTCACGAGTTCATCTACCATCGTATAATCCCCCCATGTCCAGGTCTGATGCTTTCCCGCCGCCGTTCGCGCTCGTTTCAGTGCTTGCTTGAGGCGATCCTCCTTCTCCGCTAGTCGAGTCCTTTTACCTGTCGTCATCGTTTCTGTCATGGCGCCTCCTGCGCCGAAGTCTTCAGCCCAGGCAACGGCTTCCGCCTGTGAATCGAGATACTCACTGTCGAGCGGGTCTGCCTCACCCAAGTCGAAGTCCTCTTGCGAGGCGAAGACTGAAGCTTCCCATTCTGAGCGGTCATCGCTTTCGCGGACATTAAATACCTTCCCGTCACCAGAGGTTGCCACCCCTCCGCGAGTGCCAAACATTGAGGTTGACCAACTCCATTTCATTGTTCTCTCCTTGATTTAGGTTAGGACGGGGCAGATGCCCCGTTTCGCCCTGCCAGGCTCATCGGCTAACCTTCATTTCCTCCTTGTTTGGTAATAGTTCAGCATCACATACAGAGTATAATGCTCCTCCGCAGCCGTGTCAAGTCCTTTTGGGTTCTTTTCTGGGTTTTTCTTTCTTGCCTCGAAGTCAGGCAGAATCGCGGGAGCCCGCATGAACACTAGAAGAACGGGGTTGCCTTTAGACGCGCTTTCCCATGCCCCAAAGAAAAAGAAAGAAAATGCTCAAAGGGCTTGAAAAGCCGCTGTGCTCTTACCGAGGCGGTTCGGGCTGCCATTCTTCGTTGATGTAGGGGCGGATGAGATTCAGCGTCCGAAGATACCGTGCCCGGTCGGGCAGAGGAATGAACCGAATAAAGTCTTTGTAGAGAGTTCGGTAAAGAGCTATCTGCGGCGGCTCGATCGCCGCAATCGCACTGACCGTGAGTTCATCGGCTGCTGGATACCACTCTCCACTCAGAATACGCCGATAGAGCTTGAGGTCGACCGGGATAGCCTGAAGATGGGGATAGTCAACGATGCTCTTCCACCTGCCCCCCCAAATCAAGCCGTAACTCTCAACAATCTCGCCGAGCTTTCGCCAAGGGTATTTCTGGTGGCTCCAAGAGGCAGAATCAAAGATCCCGCTCAGTGGCTTGCCGTTTGCGGTGCCCACAATATCGATGGCAAGCCCGAAGGCGTGCGGCCCCGGGGTCTTGATGCGCGAATAGCCTTTCTCATACACTTCCGCTTGTCGAGCGGGACTACGGAAGGTCTCGAAAGCGGCAAACGGAAGCCCCAGCTCTGAAATCTGCCTGAGGATTTCCTCGACAACTTGCCCGAACGGCTGAAATAGATACTGGGTGTCCCGGACGATTCTCGTGCTCTTCCATTCGGGCTGCGTCTTAAGCCACTCTAGGTGCGTCTGTGCCATAGCCATTCTCCTTTGCTTTATGCTGCAAGGCGCCGTAGTTTCACGCAAACAACGCGCACAGATTGCGTCACATTGCAGTCTAGCTGGTCTTGCACTTGAGCAAGTTCTCGATAGGCTTCGTAAGCACGGTGCGGCTCGCATTCTGTGCTGCCCAGGCGGCGACGGCTCCAGCGAATAAGTCGGTCGCCGTTCCCGTGGTTGGTAGGAGAAGTGCGCTGGCATAGAAACCCGCGAAGCCGCCGATGATGGTATCGAGCAGATACTTTGGGTTGAACTCGTTCCGCTCTTTCGATGACCACCAGCCGAGAAGCGTCTTGGCAGTAACAGCTAAAAGCACACCGCCCAGAAGCCACAGGTTGTTATTGGGTGTTTGCATCGTTCACCTCCCTAAATAAAGTGTAGAACCACATTAACGCCAGCCATAAACAGGCCCACTCCAATCACCGTAAGGATGGTCTTGATTAGCAGCGTCTTCACTTCACATACCTGTTTCGTGAAGTTGTCCATCTGTTCGTCCACGCCCTCCTTGTAGGTTTGAAAGCTCTTTTGGAGTCCCGAGTGTTCCGCCTTGTGCACCGCCCTCCATTCGGCAAGCCCATCAATGCGGTTTCTCTCTTGATCCAGCGATTTGCCGACCCCGTTGATTGCCGCGGTCGCCTCGGCGATCTTGTAATCACGAAGCCGCCTATCGTTCTCTGTTTGCTCCATCATTGCCTTGCCAACTCCCTTATCTTTCGCACCGCAAGCTCAATGCCAAGGTTACGCAAGCTCAGCCGCAGGTGCCCCTTGTTCGCACAAAGCTCATCTGAAACCGACTCCCATTTCTGGTGCGATGGAATGGCGCGTCCCTGCTGCTCGCTTACCAAGCCTTGAATTCGCCGCCAGTCGCGGTCGCCAATCAGGTTTCGGGCGAGGAGGTCAATAAGCATACGGCGCCCTTCCCGCTGAACGGTCTTCTTAAGGTTTCCGAATATGTTCATCTCGTGCACCTCGTTAGGAAATAATCAAGCGTCATGCCTTTTGGCGCCTTCTCTAGGGTGATAATATGTGCGCCCAGAAGGAGCGCCCCCGCTGGAATATTGGTCGTTATCGGCACGCCAGCCACCGCATCATCGTGATAGAAGCGCACCGATGCACCTGTCTTTTTGAAGCCGAAATGATGCACTGCCGTATCCGCCATAACGCCAAGGTCGGTTGTGGTTTGCACCCCGCCATCTCGGCACACGCCTTGCCAATTGCCACCTAGGTTGTCATCAACCCGTTCCACATAGATGCCATCAGTAGGTTGGGAGCTTATCCAATCGGCTGCTAGCCCCGCCCGCATCGCGACATATCCAACCTGGTGAGCCCCAAGGCTAAAGCGCACCAGCGGGTCACCCAGCGGGTCGTAAGCACCGAAGGCGAGATAGAGGTATGCGATCGCATCTACGGTTGCGGGGGACATTAGCCCCACCAGCCCATTGATGCACGGGACGCTGCTCATCCCGTGCATCAGCTCCCACGAGGCAGGAACCCCCTCGTAAAAGTCCTGAGCAAAGTCCGCATAGCTCGCCGGGCTAGAGAGGTGGGCTAGCTCATCCCAGGTCACCCCGTTATCTCGGTAGACCGTGCCCAGGTCTAGAGCGACATAGATGCGGCCGCTGGTACCCGCCGCCGGGCGGTCGCCCAGGTCACCTCGCATGATGACTGCGCTTCCAAGCGGGAGTTCGCCACTTAGTATCGCCGAAGCAGCGCCGATCACAAACGGAATCGCCTTGAATGCCGGCGTCAGGTTTAGCGTAAGAAATTGATCGAGGGTTTCTGGGTTCTCATAGGACGCAACCGCAATCGTGCCGTCCTCATTTAGGGTGCCCCCGAGAAGCGACGAAGGTGTGGGGTCGGTGTCGGTGGCTTTCACCAGATGATCATTTGTCCCCCCCCCGCCCACGTGGTCATCCACATACTTCTTCGTTGCGGCATCCTGGTCGAGAGTGGGGTCTACCACCGCCTTGATCTTATTCGTGCCCATATCCAGCTCGCCGAGCATCGGTTGCGTGCCATCGCGAGCAAGCTTCTCGGCATCAAGCTCGTTTAGAGCCGCTTGAACCTCAACCGCTGCCAGGTTGCCCTGAGGTGTGTTTGTGATGGCAGCGGCGGGGTGAGCGTCAGCATCGCTCCTGCCTTCGAGGTCATTATGCTGCATTTCCATTGCGGGGCCGCCGGCACCGTAAGAAGGATTCGGCTGGGCAGCCCCAGAGGTTATTGGTGTCTGGACTTCTGCCACTGCTTCTTCAGCGATTTCCTTGATTTTCCGGCGCAAGGTATCTTTCGTTGTCATTCGCCCAAGACCCCCGCAAGATAATGCGTCCCCTCGAATTCCACCTTGTCTGGCGTCATGGTAAGCGATTCAATCAGAATGTCCAACCTGTTATTGGGTGCATGGATATTCCACGGGTCGGTAATCCGCGCCACATCGAATAGCATAGCATCTGGACGGAACGGTGCCGCCCCCCTGACCCTCTGGTAGACGCGGATTAGCTCATTCAGCTCAAGGTTAGCGAACTTCCGCGCCCGCGCTGCGCTCACAACCCTTAAACCCTCCTCGAGCTTACCGACATAACCCACGGTATAATAAGTCTTATCGTATAGCTGGGGAGCTTGAATGTCGGGGTAGGTCGCTACTCCGGGGGTGATTTTGGCCTCCGTCTGGTAAGTGCTTGAGCCATATATACGAAGCTCGGCGAGCGAGCACGACCGCTCGCCGCCAGAGCGCACATCTTTGCAAGGCTGCATTTTCACCTTCAGATACCGACAGGGCGTAGGGGCGAGCAGTTCAAAGTCCGTTCCCTTCCCCCATTCGGCTGGATTCAGCCGCACATCTCGTGCCCTTGCGCCGAGGTCTATCCAGCTCGTGGGTCCCGGTGGGTCAGCCACATCGTCAGGACTGCCCTGGAGCCACAGATACCAACTGAAGTGATTCTTGGAGAAGCCTGGAAATGCGGTGGCACGCTCGAGGTTCTGCGGGGTGCCGAGGTCGATCTGGACAAAGTCCTTATAGGGCAAGCCTTCTGGATCGGCGCCCGAAGTGTAATCATACCAATACCGATAGCGGTCTTTGGTATTGCCGTTGATGAGGTTAAGCGGGTTCTCGTCGCCAGCGTCAGCGTCCCAGAACGGGGGCGGTGGCACCGTGGGTGTCAGCAGGAGTTTGAACGCCCCCGCTGCCAGTCCATCAAGCAGGCTCTTCTCTTGACGGACTTCCGCTTTCACAACCAGCGCCGTAACAAGCTCTTCACCAGAGCGTGGACTTTGCGCTTCGATGATTCGCCGAGCAGTTACCTCGAAATCTGGCAACGGGACCTCTGGCTCGACCCCCTGCTTCCCCATGTGAACAAGCTTGCCGACTATATTCCCCGTTGTTGGCTCGTGCCAGATGTAATAGTTCGGCGGAAGCAGTTCATTCTGCTTCATTGATTGGATAAGGCTCGCCACAGTGCCCGAACTCTTGAGCCACGCAAGGGAACTTACGGTAAGCGTAGAAGCGCACAGCGTGGATTTCACAGCCGCGCCGTTCCCCGTTGCCCCGGGGTAAGGATATAGAAGTATGATTGTATCTGGGGGGGTAACCGTTGCCACGACACCATATTTGTCGTAGGTCTCGGTTGTCAAGCGGATTCGGTCATAGGGGCTTAGTTCCTCCGCTATCGCCCCGCCAGCAACCGTAACCGTTGTCGAACCATTGGTAAATGCGAAGGTACCCGTGAGCGCCGACTGTAGTTCCGCATCCCCAAAGCCAGGGCCGAAACTCGCCTTTGGATACCGAAGCGCCTGCTCGATGATTCGCTCTGCTTCAAGGGTGCCCTCTTGGTAAACGCTCAGCGTTTCGAGCGTATAAGTTGCAGCAGGTTCATACGCGACTTGAAGTGTTACCCGCCCCCAGTCGGGCTCCGCGAGGTAGTGAGAACTATCCATAGTGGTGCCATTCTTAAGGAGACGGCTAGCAACCGTTGGCACCCACGAACGCCGCCGGGTACCCCACCAAGCTTCTGGGTGAGCTGCCGGATTGACCTCAAGGCATTGTGGGTCGACCTCTCCATCGGCAGAGCTCGCTCGAAGAGTTACCGCGCCGCCCCCTCCCACCGTAATGCGGGTGGCTTCCAGCGAGAAGACGGCGAACTGAAAAGTCAGCTTCCACAGAATATCGTAGGCAATCACACTGAAAGCTTCATCTTCGGGTTCGGGGTCGCTAATGAACCCCTGGAACAGGGTAAAGTCTTCGTAGCCACCGGTATCGAGATAGAATCGGCAAATAAGGACGACTTCAGCATACATCTGGAGGGGGTTCCCGGTATCGGTTTCGTCGGAATAAAGAAGCAACGCCGACTCATCGGGGTCTTTCACCTGTTGAATCGCCGCCCGCAGCTCACCCGCCAGCGTGTCGCGGTGATGCTGGCGGGTGAAATTCACCAGTTCAACTTCCGTCCACTCGCCGCCGACCTTGGCCATCGCCCCGTTCCGTGCTTTAAGGATGAACTTCCGCTGGTAACGGTCAAGTTCGATTGTAGAGCCGATTGTCATCTCGTGCTATCCCAAGTAACACCTGCCACGGCGGGGTCTTCGGTGCCCCATCCAAGCGGCACCAGTGCCGGCGGCAACATTGTCGTGACGACCCCGGAGCCATTATTGCCCCACTTGTGATTAACTTCCACTAGCGCGCGGGCTGCTGGGTCAGGGGCGTTCTCGATAAGCTGCTTGATGTCCGCCGAGGTTGTGAGTATCGCCCCCCCCGGAGCCGTCGCCAGATATATCGTTATCGCGTGCTCAACGACGGTGAAATAGAGCGGCTGACTTGGCCCAGGATCGTCATAGGCTATTGTGATGTCCGCGTATTTCTTAGCCGTATAGCGCAGGTCGTTGTTATCCCCTGCCAGTGCTGTTTCCAAGTCGGCAACCCAGGCGCCATCCAGGTCGAGCAGAAACTCATAGCGAGCGGGGCCGCCGTCAATCAGAGCTATATTTGCGGTGGCGTTGCGATAGAATAGTGCACGGCATCCTTCTTCTGCCTCTGTTAGCCAGCCCCTATATGCGGGACCGCCGCAACCTACCAAGCGGGCGGCATCCCGCAGCAGCACATAGACGAGCATCTTGTTATGGTCGGCATAGAGATCAAGGGAGGCGCCAAGCCGCCGCTTCGGCTCCCCTGGGTCGTTCAATGCTTCCACGGTCAGGTCCCGGCGGGGGATAAGCAGCTCAAGGCGGATCGGGTATCGTTCCTTGGAATCTGCTATCAGAACGGGAAGCCCAACGCGTGGCACGACTTCTCTGTCGGGGATACTCACCTCGATAGCCGCCCCCACGAAGGGGCGTGTGGCAAAGACCCAGAGGTTAGAATTGTCCTTGAGAAAGAGCCGCGCTTGCATTACGGATAGCTCCTTCCGCGCTTCTGTTCACGGGTAAGCAGGCGGGTAGTCTGTTTCTCGAACTGTCGACCGAGGTCGCCTCTCACCCAGGTCGGCTCCTGTATGGTTACCGTCCCGACGCCAAGTTGCGGCACCCCGCGACCTGAAAGCAGATAGCTCTGGGCAAGCGCGAAGGCGAGGTTCCGCTGTTCAAGCTGCACATTCCAGGTATCTATCTGCTCGACTGCCAGCCCGCCTTTGGGCCCTTTCTTGAACGCGCTGCCAAGTGCTTCTGCGCCCAACGCAATAACGCCACCGACAATGCCGCCAAAGAATCCGCCAAACAGTTTGCCGCCAAGCCCGCCGCCGAATGCCCCGCTCTCTGCGAGCTTCGAAAACATCTTGGCTACCTGTGCTTGGAGCACGCTGAACGCTATATCGATAGCCCTCGCTATCGCCCCGGAAGAGATGCTGGCTCCAAAAGCCGTTGCGAGGTCAACCCAGGTCTGCTCCGTGCTGAGCTTGGCGTCCAGCAGTGCCCGGTCATAGACCGCCCACGCTCGCTTGTAGTCGGCCGCGAGTTCTTCTATGGCCGCTGGATCTAGCCGTGCGTTTTTTGCCTCATTCAGCAATGAGTAAGCCAACTCAATGTCTGCCCACGCTGTTTCGATGGCGGTTCGCGGCTTCTCTAGCCTCCACAATTCGCGCTCACGCCTGAGCCGAGTCGCGGCGATACCGTATCGTTCTTGAGATTGCACCTTCGCGAGTGCGATCCTCTCATCCACTTGTCGTTTAATTTCGGCGGCTATCTCCCGGTTCTTAGCGACCCGATCCTCCTCAAGAGAGAGCAGTTGCTCCTGCCATTCGAAGTCCTCGGCATGTGCTTCAACTTCTGGTCGCATCAGGGCTAGGCGGGCGTCCAGAAACTGCAGCTCAAGATCAAGGCGGTCGAGTCCTTGTTTACCGAGAAGGTTTTGCCGGCCTTCTAGTTTCCCTTCTTGCTCCAGGCGTCTCTGTCTGAGGGTCTCGAGGTCAAGCCGCCGTCTTTCGAGTTCGTATTCCGCTTCGCCGACTTCAAGTGTGGTCGTAGCCGTCCCGACATAACTCTTCGCCAGTTCCACTCGCCTATCCTGAAAGTCCACCGCAAGGAGCGCCTGCTGGAGTTCACCCTTGCCAAGAGTGGCTCTCTTCTCAGCGAGATTGAGTTCCGCACCCGCGAGGCTATACGCTTCTTTCGCTGCCCACAGGGGATCACCCCCGCCGCCCCCGCCGCCCCCGCCGCCCCCCGGGGGCGGGGGCGGGGGCGGGGGTGGCGCTGGCCGGGGCAGACCTGGTTCTTGTGAGCTGTAATACCCCAGCTCCTCCAACTTCTTACGCCAGAATGCCCCTCGTTGACGGACTGGTATTGCCAGAGATTCCGCCTGAGCCTTTTCGGACGCTTTCCGGTCTTTCTCAATAAGCTTCCGTTTTGCTCTCCTAACCGCTTGTTCCTCTGCAGCGGCTCTGGCAAGAATAGCCGTGCCTCTTTCGTATTCCGCCTCGGTATCCCGATAAAGAGCGTGAATCTGACTCTTCAGTTGCCAAAGGTAGGCACCTAGAACTGCGGCAGCAGCAAGAATAGCCCCGAATGCTGCTACCCCAGACACTTGCATCGCATAGAATGCACTGACAGAGCCTGTCCCCGCTGCCACATTAACGGCGATTATTATTGCCCGCAGGTCAGCAAGAAGCTTAGTCCAAGTGGCTGTCCTGGCGATAACCATTTGGAATCCCATTGCAACAATCGCCAATTGTGCAGCCCAGACTGTAAACTGCATTAGCGCCCAAGCGGCCACGAGTATCTTAACGGCATTCGCAACTTTTCGGAATGCCGCCGCCAGCTTCTCAGGGTGCTGGGTGAACTCTTTGATTTGTGAAGTGAGCCATCCGAAGAACCGCGCGGCGGAGTCAGCCATATCCCGAAAGACCTTTTGGAAGGCTGCCAATGCTTCGGGGTCGGCGTAGAGCCGCCGGAAAGCATCGCGAACCGAGGATATTAGCTCAAGGATTTTCTCAATCGCCGGTCTTACCGCGGGGGCGATAGCTTCCCCCAGCTCTCTCAGGATCACATTGATTCTCCCCTTCAGCTTCAGCCAGCGGGACGCCAGCAGGTTATCCATTTCTTCAGCGTAGTCGCCCCACATCTGCTTAAGGATAGCTATCGCTGCCCGTTCAGCTTTGACACCTTCCTCTGGGGACGCCAGCCCGCCGGCTTTCGTGAACTTGACGCCTTGTTCAGCTAGCTTCTCGCGCGTGATGGCAAAAGGCATCAGTTCCGGGCCTAGAAATCTCCCCGACCGCAGAATACCGAGAACCCGTGCGACATCCGCCATCGGGCGGCCAGCAGCCCTGGCTGCGATTCCCATCAGCATCAGGTCTTCCCGCAACTGCCCTGCCGCCTCGCCGCCTCCCAGGGTGGCTATCCTGAATGCCAGCATAACCTTTGTCGTCTCGATAATGTCCTCAAGAAAGAAGGGAGTCTCGGCGGCAAAGTCAAGCAGCATATTGAGGGTCTTTTCGCCAGCTTCCTTGCTGCCAGTCATCCCTGCAGCGAGAGAAATGAACGACAAGCGGAGATTCTCAAGGTTTGCCCAAGCGCGGAGTGCGGCGATTGTGATTCCCCCGAAAGCAACCACCCCGGCCGCCGCGAGCATGCCGACCTTATTCGTCATTGACTGGAGCTCGCCCGTCGCGAGGCGGAGGCGGTTACGCATCGTCGCCAACCCTTGGTTCATCCCCTCTACGCCGCCGATAAAGCCTCGCCGGTCAAGATCAATCGTTATCTTGATTTTCTCTTGGCGAAGTGCCATCTTCTTTTATCCGCTCATCCCCGTAATACCACGCACACAAGGCTTGTTTGCGGCGTTCCAATTCACGCAACTGTGCCGAAGCCTTGTCGGCGTCTTTCTTATCCCAATAAGAACGCCTGAGAATCTCCTTACTGTGCTCATTCAGCTCGTCCTGCAACCTCGCAAGCCGGTATCTGGTAATCCAATGCCAGTATTCTGGCTCGGTTAGCGCCGCCAGCTCACCAGTCGTCCATCCTTCGCGCCGAAACAAGTGCAGCTCATCTACGGAGAGGGTGCCGACTCGCCCTTCCCATCGTTCTCTGCTAGCAGTTTCGTCTTCCGCAGGGCGCGGGCACCGCCTGTAAAGACGGAGAAAAAACGGCCAATCAGCTCGCTTTGGATGAGGTTCACCTCAAGGGCGATTCCTGCCAGCCCCCAGAGCTCGTCAAACATTATATCCTTGCGAACTTCGGGGTCGCGCAGTTCGGGCACGCACTCCTCAACGAGGGCATCAACGAAGTCGGGTACCTCATGGAGTGCGTTCCTTAGGAGTTCGCCAATATTCTGGAGGTCAACCTCCATCCCCAGCCTTAGAGCGTCATCCCCGCCCCCTGGGGCGGGTTTCAACCCAGGCAGCAGGTCAAGAAGCCGGCTGATGAAGCTATCGTAGACCTCGAGAAACTGCTTCCGCACGCGGTCTGCGCTTCCCTTTCGAAGCCGCTCGACATGAACTTCTTGCCCTGATGCAAGCTGAACGGGCACGCGCATGGTCGAGAAGATGACCTTCTCGGCCTCAACAATGTTCTTCAGTTCTCTCACTGTGTGGTTCCTTCGTTAGGGTTAGGGTTCAAGCACCTGGCGTCCAGCGTATCCTTCACCGTGGACGGCAACCTTATAGATGGCTCGTTCCCCGCCATCATAGAGGCAAGAGAAAGCATATTCCTGACCGACGCCATCCCATGTATCGTCCTGAAAAGCCAGAGATGCGGACTCAGTGTCAGGGGTTGCCTTGAAAATAGTAACCTCGCGTCCTACGGCGTAAGCGCCGCCGCCTGGGTCGGATCGAAGCTGAAGTAGCCGCAGCTTGCGGAAAGTTGGCGGCCCGACAAGCGGCCCCGCCTTGCTCTCAATACCTTCAGCCCGCGTGACGGCGTATGTAAGCATATACACGACATTCCGCCTCAGGTCGTTCGGTCCACCGGCAACACCGATGATTTCACCGCTGTCGGTGTCGAATGTGTAGTCGATACCGCCGGGGGTAAAGGTCGTTATCCCATCGAGCGTTTTCAGCGTAATGATGGATATCGGTTCTGCAGCCCAGGTCGTTACCGGTCCCGTCTTGGCTAGAATCAAGAGGGCGTGAACCGAGCCATCAACTTCTTGGATGAGCGTGCGGTTCTTACCCGCTGCGGGTACCCCGGCGGCGTCATCTCCCATATAGATTCGCCACTTCTTCGGTTGCCCTTCTGTGGGGTCTGTCCATTCGGCGAGAATCTTGTTAACCGCACCCGCGCCCACCGTGGTAACCATATCGTAACTCTCGTGCTCTGTCGCCGGCCAGCTTTCCTCGGCGCCCGCATCGTCATAGACGCCGATGATGCTCACGGCATAGGTGCCAGGAAGAATCGACCCACCGGTATTTAACGGCGTGCCGAGGCAGCTATCGGGTTCTGGGTAGAGACCTGGCAGGATGGCGTAAGGAAGCCGCACCTTCTTGTTGCGATCGAACTCCAGCGTAATGAGTTCCTTCGCCGTGTAGATGGTCTTGGGTAGGTTCACCTGCGTCGCCCCTGCTCCAAATACGAGTTTCAGCAAGTCGGGGTTCATAGGCTCCTTGCTTGTGAACCTGAGGCGAGCCTCTTGCGTCGTCCGCTCCACCTCGAGCGGGATGGTAGCGCCTTCTACGACCTCGGTCAGGGTGTCTTTATCCCGCGTTTCCTCAATGACAACATCATCGACTCTGCCTAGTCGCATCCAGCCGTTAACGATCTGGCCGCCAAGAGTGCTAAGATAGACATCGAGGTTAGCGGGACCCTTGATTGGATAGAATGCTTGTTCAAACTGTGCATTTCCGGGCATTACTTATCACCTCCTTCTTTGTAAAATTCTGCTATACCAGCGTTTACCAAGTCGGCTTCCCACTCAGTCGGCTGGTCGATGACAAGCCCAGCTTTGTAAGAACCTTGGATGTCGGCATGGCGCACCAAGAGCCTGTCGGTATTCCGCTGGATAGTGAAAGACTTAACGATGATGATTGGCTTACGTCGCTTAGACGCCAGCAGTTTCTCCGGTTTCAGTTCCGCATTGTCCTTCGGCATATTTACCTCCTTAATCCCGAAGAATCAACAGTTCAATCGTGACGACTCCCGCGTGGAACATTCCCACCTTTTCGACCTCAAGGTGTCCATATTCCACTCCTGTTACGCGAACCCCCTGAATCTCCAGTCCCCCAGCCTTACGCAATTGTGCTATCAGTGTGCCACAAATCGCCCGCATATATGCCTCGCCCTCTTCGGGGTCGGGATAGAGGAACGCTGGCTTGACCTCCGCCGTGACCGTTGCCTCCGGGCCGGGGGCTTCTATTCGTTCCGAGATCGCGGCGATAGTGCAAGCGATTCCTTCCGGGGGCACAACCCACGCATCCAGAAGCTGCCAAATGCTGATGTCCGCTAAGCTTGGCTCCGCCGCCAGATAACTGCGTAGCGAAGCCAGCGCCTTGTTCAGGCGGTCGGTTGTCGGATCAATCGTTAACGCCATCAGACTGCTCCCAGCGGCGGTAGTTTGTTCCACGCCAGAAAATAGGTGAGCACCTGCTTGTCCAGTTCGATATCCTGTGATAAGACGACAATCATGGGGCGAGCCGGGATACTCACGGTATGCGCCGCCACGCTCTTCCTGAACATTATCGCCCCGGGAATACTGGGGTGCGGGAATGCAAGCGATCGCCCGGTCTTAGCAGTGATGGCGGGGATATGAACCGTGCCGCCGGTCTGATGGATCGCTGCGTATGGAAGCGGCGACCCGACAACCACACCGGTATCCCAAACGCGTTTACCGAAGCTGCGCCTGAGGCGGCCGCTTACGATAAGAATCCGCCCCCCCTTGGGGTGCAGAAATTCCTGCACCATTCCTCGTCCGAATTCACGCCGCATAGCACTTCGACGAGACATTGATGACGACAACCGTGCGAACGCCATAGTCTCCCGGTAGCGAGACACTTTGCCGAGCGCTCGCGAAACCAGCGTGCTTTGGGCAAGTGGCTTCCACTTAGCGGGGCGCCCCTGGACATCGAAGTTCTTATCTATCGACCGGCGATGAATCTCTCCGATTCGCTGCAAGGGCACCCGCGTGTTCTTGCCAGAGTCCCGAAGGTCTTTGAGAAGCCGTCGAACGCCTGCATCATCGACCCGAACAATGGCGCCGCCTCTTAGGGTTGCCATTGCTCCACCTCCTCTTGCACCCACGGTGTTTTATCGGGGGACTCAGCTTTCTCCGCTTGCGTCATCTGGCTACCCGCGCTGGGGCCGTAGGCAGGCACCAGCGGTGAGTGAACAAGACTCAAGGTTGGGCGATCGACCTTGATATTCTGGAGCCAACTGTAAGCGGTCTGGATGTCGCCCGTCCCCATATCGGTAGCCTTTTCAACGGCATACGGTGAGATGAGCCGCTCCTGTAAGAGACCGCTTGCAAGATAGCGGGCAATGAGTTCTATGCGAACTGGCAGGTTGCCGCTATCTAGGACGGCTTGCAGCGCCGCTTCGTTGCCCGTCGGGCTAAGGTCGGTATCCGTTAGGAAAGGCAGCGAGTAGAGGTCTGCGAGCGCGGCGTTGATTTGCGTCTGCGCATCCCGAATTACGGCCGTAACTTGCGCAGTTGAGAACTGTGCCATCCCGTCCGGGGCGTTCGCCGTAACCCGCGACCGCTCGCGAACCCTTGTTTCGATGGTATATGCCAGTGGCTACTCCTCTGAGGTCGTTAAGAGCCGCCTCTTGTATGCCTCAATGCTATCGAAGTCCACACTCCAGGGCTCGCCTTCCGCGGCACGTGCCGCTACAATCTCGCCCGCATCGATGAGCGCTCGGAGTTTCTGGTTTGAGACATCGAGCAACTCAGCCGCATCGTTAAAGGAAATCCCGTGTGCGGGGGGCACCGGTGCGGGCGCCGGGAAGGCAGCCCTATCGATGACCTCATACCACTTTGGCATACCTTCTACTTGCACGACCTCGGCATCGGTTGGGTCTTTGATAACCGTTCCTTTCTTGAACACACCGTTCCTGAAAGCCACATCGGCCTTAATCAGAATCTCATACTTAGCCATCGTCTCCTCCTATGGCTTAGGGTTTAACATCGACAACGGTGACCCACTCAGGGTGGTAAAGCACGGGGATACCCGCCATGCCGTGGATAATCTTCACATGCGGCGGGTCTTCGTCGGTCTTATCAATCGTGCGGGTGAACTTGCCAGCGGCGGGTGTCCTAATATCCCCGTGGCGCAGCGTAACGGTCGAAACGAATTCGCCAAGACGCTCGCCCCCATCGGCTATGCAGACGATATAGTCGTCTGGCACGATGAGTGAGCCATCGATTACACCATCGTAGACGATGAAATCAATATACGGGAATATCGCCTTAAGGATGTCGGGACCGCGTGTGACCGAGAGACGGGTTGCCCACTCTGATTGCTTGAACATGTCCTTGACTTCCACTGTGTTGCGCACGATATACGCCATTACATTGGAATTCAGGATGACCCACTTCATCTTGCCACCGCTACCCACAAAGCTGTTGGCGATGGTATCGAGGTTAGTCAGTGGGGTGCCGGTGCCAAGGTTACTCCAGTCGCTCCCAGCAGCGAGAGGATTATCAATGTCGTATGTCAGACCATACTTGATCGTCCGCTTGATGCCGTTCTCGTCCAGACTAACCTTACCAAGCAAGGCATTGAGCCGCACCCACGCCAGGGCTTTCTCAAGCCGTTCGTCGAGTTGCAGCACCTTGCGAGCGAACAGTTTGTCAATCGCCGCTGAATACGAGGGAGACCCCGTGCGATATTTCTGCAACTCTAGCAGTTCCTTCTCTCCCAGCCGCACCATCCCGCCCCAGATCAGGCTTTCCGCGATGTAAGCTGTGATGCTCTCGCGGGGAATGGCCCGAAGGTCACCATCGTAATCCACAACAGTAGCTCGACCGCCGACCTTGCCAAGGACTTCCCACATCACATGAGTAGTGATGTCGTCCACGACGGGGAGGAAGTTATTGAGCCATACCGACTCGCCAAGTGCCCACTCGCGTTGCTGTGCGATTAGCCTCAACTCGTCATCAGGCGGCAGGTATTCTAGTCCAAATGCTCCCAATTCATATCACCTCCTTCTTTAGAGAATAGTAAAGTCTTCCACGACCTGCTTGGCCGGGAAGCCGCTGCTCCAAATGAAGCTCGTGGTGCCATTCGAGTAGCAACGGAGCAAGTCCGTCGTCTTGAATACACCTTTCACAAAGAGCTTCACAACCTCATCCTTCTCGGCGAGGTCAATTGTGTGCCCCAGGATACCGACAGCATTCTCAGAGCCGTCCAGCGCGGTTAGGTGCAGGATTGCCGCCGCGGTATAGCCACCGACTTTCGCAATCCCATTGGTCACCCAAATCTCTACTGGGTCTAGCGTCCAGTCAATAACGACGATGGCGCCAAGGTCTTCGGTATCCGCGCCTTCGGTAATCGCGATCGCCACTCCGACGCGGAAAGCGGTCGGGACTTCTCCCGTGGCGACCTTTACAACGGCAGCACCCTGCGCTACCGGGGCGGCCAGCTTCGTCACCGGGCGCTGCTGATATTTACCCGACGCCGTAATCTTACCCAGCAGCTCGCCCGGCAGCACCTCATGGACATCGGCGTTAGCGACGCCCTTTTGGGTTGCCACCGTAACCTGGGTGGCGAGTGCGAAATCCCGAAACAGATAAGGTTCCAGGAATTTCACGCCAGCAATTGTAGTGATACCTTCAATGGCCAACTTTAATCACCTCCTTTGGCCTTGTAGCCTAGTTCCTCGACTAGTTCACGCGCCTTCTTCTTGGCATCCGCAAGCGATTTCTCGTCTGGCGCATGCGGTTGTCCGAGCACCCGCAGGTCAACCTTCGGAGCCGCTTCGCAGATGGCGAGGATTCCTTCTGCGACTGTAGTCTCCTTGGGAGACCCCTTTGCATCCGAGAGTTGGATTCTCTCCCTGGGCGCATCCAGCGCCGCCAGAAGCCGTTCGGCTGCATTTAGGATCGCCGGGAATCTCCCCTCTTCGCGGAGCCGCGATACTTTATCGCGGACTTCCGACAGAAAGAGTCGCTTCTCTAGCACCTGCTGCTGCTGCCGCGCTTCGGAGAGCCGCTTCTCGATATCTTCCTTGACGGCCACCAGCTTGGCGTCCGCGAGCTCCGGGGGCTCGTTGGCGGGCTTGCCAGTAAGCTTCGCAAACGCAGCCTGCACGATGTCGCCAAGCTTCTTAAGGACACCGCCCTGCGTCTCGATAGCAGTCTTCTGCTCTTTCAACTGCTCCATCACATCGGTCTGAAATTCGTCCATAGGCACCTCCTTCGGTAATGATAGTATATCAGCCCGCAACGATGGGTCTGCAAGATGAAGGATATACCCATCATCGCTTAAGACTGCAACATCGGGCAAACCGGGCAGAAACGGCTGGTTCGTTAACGCGATTGCTTTCACCGCCGCCCCGTATGTTTTCCCGGTTGCTTTATCCATATACGGGTCTTCGTATTCAAGGCTTGCATACCGATACTTCTTCTCTTTCACAAGTTTCTCGGTTCCTGCGTCGGTGGGATCTGCTGCCGCGTAAAGGACATCTCCCTTCTGCATGAAGGCGGTCACCCACGCTAGTGCCGGCTCGCCCGCAAAGACATCGGCATCCTTGCGGGTGTGCCCGATGCGCACGAAGGGGGTATAGCCGACCCTATCTGCCTCAAAGTTAGCGATGATTTGGTCGAAATCCTTCTGGGTGAACGTGACTTCCCCATAGGTTGGATGCAGCCACTTGCCCAGACGCGCAACGGGAATCTGCAACTCGCCAAGCATAAAGACCCCGCCGGGCAGCGCGGCTGCTTTCGGAGCAGGTGTTATGATATAGCCTTTCCCCCGCGCGTGCCCCATATTCAGGGCAATAGCGTAAGCCGCTGCCTGCTGTTCGGGGGTTTTGCCGTCCTTCTCCTTGGTATAGGTCTTGATGACGACCCATAAGCCGCCTTTCTTCTCGTAAACCTTGTCTCCTTTTGCTCGATACGGCATAAGAATTGGCTCCCTATGTAATGTTAACGCCCCCGCGACCCTAAATCAAGCCCTCATAGGGGGATGGGGGCAACTTTAAGCCTCGTTTCTGCCAGAATTCTTCCGCTATACGGAAGAAATCGGCGTTTGTGGCGGCTGCTTTTATCGCGGCGCTAAAAGCGTAGGCGTCTTCAAAGTCTTTGCCAACGAACACTGGCATTGGCTGTTTAGCAAGCTGCTCCAGTGCTTTCTTGGCATCCTCTAGGCTCTGGGCGTCAAGAACAGGTGAAAAGAAGCGCATGAGGCGGTCTTGTGGTAGACCCTTTGGCGGTCGCTTCTTTTGATTAAGAAAGCGATAGAGCTCGGTGTCGTCTATGATTATGAACGGTTCCTCTTTCATAGTCCAAATACCTCCTTCGGTATTCTGTGGTATTCATATCCATATCTGTCGCAAAGGCGAGCCGTGGCTTGGAAACAAGCTTCGCTGAATGGTCTCCCTGCTGCCATATACCCGTCTATCAGTTCGTTCCATTGGGCATACAGGAATCCCGACGACCTCACTCTTATAGCGTTCTTGCCCGGTATTATAATGTTAACATAGTCCCGGTTCAGCATAATACTTTGCTTGTAGCGGGGATCAGACATCACGCTCCACAGGTCGCCGGGCCCGAAGAAGTGGTTCTGGCCGCTCCTATGCACTGGGTGGGTATGCACGGTGTAATAGCTTTCCCCGTGTTCCGGGTTCGGTATCTGAACCCTGGTCTTGGTTCCTATCTTGTAGGGCTCAAAGGGACGCGCCGTCTTTCCGGAAGGGTCAATCACGAACGAGACACCGGTCTCCTTACCCGTTTTCACGGTTGTCTCCCACATCTCGGCGAACTGGTTTCTCGTAGCTTCGTTGAACCCCGGCACCAGCTTCGTTGGGTCTTTGGGAAGTGGTTTCACGGGGGGCGGTTTCACAATAGGTGGGGGCACGGGCTTCATGGGACGCGGTTTCACAATAGGGGGCAGTGGACGCGGGGCTGGTGTTGGAAAGACC